AGAACCTTGTCTTCGTTCATCTTGAAGACGCCGTTTTCGGAGTTCACAAGCCGCGCAAGGCCCATGATCCCCTCTTCATCCTCTGGTGTTGCAGTGCGAACGTGAATTTCGCTTGCCTTCTTCATTAACTTCCCTCCTGTTAATCTCTTTGGGGAGGCGGGAGGTTCTTGAGAGTTTTAATGGTATTGGCCCTTTCAGACTTAACCCATTCATCAAGAGCCTTATGCCCCGTATCAAGGTCGCCGCCACCAAATCCCTTAACCGCATCTGGCGGAATAACGTATTCTCCGCCAGCGGCTACGATTGCCACTGGGGTTTCAGAGCCTGTTGCCTCAACATCACCGCCATTAGCCATGCGCTGCTTAACCATGTAGTCGATGATGTCAAAGCCGTGGGCTGTATTGCCCTCACCAATGGCGGAAATGATGTCCGCCGGAATAACGTAAGAACCCGAAGGAACGTGCATTGGAAGATGATCTGTGCGTCCGGCAACCGGAGCTTTGATTGCTCCAGTGTGAAGCTTTGTAGCGCCGCCAATAGGCGTCACAGGCTCTTGCGGCTTTACAGTTTTGGCAATGTTAAGAGCCTTGTTGATGGTTTTGTCAGAAGCCAATTGCGATTTCATTTGCTCACCCATTGGAATAGGAAATGCTGATTACAGAACCAGCCGCTGGCTTGACAACAAGTCCGTTAAAAAAAGAAAAGTTAACCGTGATGATGCCTACCGCATTTGGAATTGCACAAATTACATTTGTATCATCTGCCAGAGCCACAGAGGAAATATCATAAATTTTCCCTCCCGCCGCAGCGGCGACAACAGAAACGCTAACCAAGCGCCCTGCCCCACCTACGATAAGAGAATCACCAGAAATCCCAAGATATGTGTCGTTTCCGACAAAACTTTCATAAATGTCTTTGAACGCTGCCAAAGATTGGACAAGCGAATTTACAGCGACAACGCCATTTTTTTGCACCGTTACGACATCATCGAGGCTAGCCATGATCAGAACTTCCCATCTGGTTGGAACCTATACCTTAGCGCACCAAGACGCCAAAAGCTGTCAGCATCAGTGCTGGAAACACCTATAGCGATTAAACGACCACGCATACGAACGCTAAGATATTCAGTATCTTGCGTGACGCTGTAGGGTCCATATTGAGTAGGTGTGTCGCCCGGATAATTTGTTACAAAAAATGTAATTTTAACTGTTGCATTTTTTGTTTGATCATCAACAAACCCCCACTTCATATCGGGCCAAACTTGGTCGATAAAAATCAAATTATCAGCTTCTGATATTTCTGCATATCCAGTTGTAAAACCAGAACTCATTGCAAAATTATCAGCGTTATTGCTGGTTTCATGTTGATAGATGTAAAACCCTGTCGTTTCACCCGGAACGCTTGTTGCCGCCGCTGCTGCAATAGGAGGGCCAAAAATAGACTGGTCGATCCATGCAGTGCGTCCAACCAAAATTTCAGGCTCGTCAGAATGTTGATAGCCATAATCCCATTGATTAAGAGAAACATTATACTTCACATATGCGTTTACTTCTCCAGTACCAACATACTGTTGATCAATATTCAAGCCAGTTTCAGGATCAATATTGTTCGTAAGATAAGCAGGGAAATACCATGTGATTTCATTGAACTGACTATTTGCCGCACACCTGATGCGATCAGTGTATGGATTTCCATTGCTGTCAACGCCGGGATACAAATTTTGGAAAACCTGATCCCAGACAGGACATGGGATAACTTCTACGCCATTGCCAGCAAATCTAAAAAATTGCTTTTGGCTCATCCAGTAAACAACGCCACCCATTTGGCTGGCGGCTTTTTGAGAAATAAGGCCAGCATTTGCGCCAATTTTATTAAAGCTATAGACATACGGCTGTCCAATGTAAGTCATAGACCAAAGGTCAAGATCAGTCCAAAGGAGTGCCTGCTGTGAAGCCTGAAGCCCCCCAACAATTTTTGACCCAATAGGGATGCGATAGCTGCCAGCCTGATTGTTTGCTGTCGCCTGCCACACGGAAAAATCTTCAATGTCGCACCAGCGAACAAGAAGTGGGTCTTGTATTGTCCCGAATGAAGAGCCGAATGCAATCATTTGCCGTTGAGGCATCGCAACGAAAGCACCAGTATTATAAATAGGTGAATTTGGCATATAGCCAAGATTCTGTATAGAACCGCCTGACGGTTGCCAGTAATAAATTGCCCCGTTTTTAGGGCAAGCCGTTAAAATTGAACCCCAATTGTCAAGAGTCCAGTCTGTTGCTGTTATTGGATTGCCGGTCGAACCCGATGGGATTGAACCACTGCCATATAAGCCTTCTCCATATATTCCGCCTCCATAATAAAAATTGTTACCGGGAGATGTTGAGTCAGACAGACCTACAAAAAAGTTTGCTTGCAATTTACCTAGATTTTCAAATTGGCTTGCAGAACTTGTGGCTGCTTGATTGTCAACAATTTCAAATTTGTCAAAGGAGATAACCCGGCTTACAGTATAAAGCCCCGAAATTGTCGCCCCGCCAACATTAGTGGCGATTGGAACATTGAAAATATCACCAACAGAATAGCCGTGGTTAACCAAATCAACGGTAACGGTAAATGAGTTAAGAGTTGTGGTAAACTTGGGGGGAATGCCAGAAAGAGTTACACGCGCATTTACATTTCCGCCAAAAGATGTGGCGGTAGTAGAGACGCCGGTCTGCGTATATTTAATTGTGTATTGTGTTACATCGCCAGCCGTTGTGCTGATTGTAAAATTGCCATCAAAACTTGTGTCGCTGACGCCGCCAACAAAAATATTTTGCCCAGCATAAAAGGTATGTGGAACTGAAAATTGAACAGTCACAATTCTATCAGAGCCTGATGTTGTGGCTGATATTTTAGATATTGGCGTTAAAAGATCAGGAACTACAAATGTTATAAATCCAGAACCAATTGTAAGGACATCATAAGGACCAATTAAATTTACATTCCCAATATTAATAATAGTTGGAAAATAAACATAAGATGATGAGTTCGGTATGTTTGGCAAATAAAGCGTCACAGACTGGGTATTACTTGCCGTTGTAATGCCATATGTTGACCCAACAGTAACATCCTGCGACAAAAAGTTTGGAGTAATTAAGGTAAGTGCTGAGTTCGACTGAGAATATACCTGAACCCCAACACTGCCCTCTCCAGCAATTGCTAGAAATTTATTAAATTGTATATCACTCCATGCGTTCATCGCCCTAATCGGGGCGGCAAAACTTGTCGCAATGAAACGAGTCCACCCGCCAAGTTTTTGAACAAGACCCAATTCAGACCTGTCAGGCATAAACCTGATCAAATTGCTGTAAGATACAGCGAGTTCATTGAGTGCGGGTGTTTTGTTTGTGTCAACACCCGGAACAACTTTAAGCGTTGCACGCGGCATTTATTACCCCCTGCCCGGAGTTGCGACCGGCGACGGCGACATGGATGACCATCCGCTGGCGGCGAATTTTTTGCGGTATTCCTCAACAGTCGCGCCCCTAAGCAGAGCCTGATACTGCGACTCATACGACTGAGCCATCGCCGGATCATCGCTCTGGCGGCCAAAATTGCGCTGATAGCCGCTGATAAAGATCATGGAGGCCATCAAGAACAGATCAGGCAGATACTGAGAAATGAATGTGGTCGTGTTGGAAGACGAAAGTGTATTTGGGCGGTATGTCCCGATGATTTCCAGCGTGTAGGTGTCATCCGGCCACGGCCCAAGGGAGAACGTCCGTTCGTCAATCATGGCAAAATACTCAGGGACGCCAGCATTCGTGTTATTGGGCCACGAATACTGGATATACTCTTTGGATACCGGCAGCACAGGGTTGCGGGTGCCAGCATCAGGGTTAAGAGTACCCGCCGGGGTGATGACGTTAACATTCTGCAAGGTCACGAATGTACCCTGAGTCAACTGCACCTTAGAGGCGTTGGCGGTAGTCGAAAATGTCGTGTTCGTCAGGACAGTGGAGAGAAGGTCAAGGTCGCGGTAAATGCGGAGTTCTGCATAGTCGATTGCGTCGGGAAGAATAGCAAGCCAGTTCGGGTCAGTCTCAGGGACAACCGAAAGCGTAGCCAAAGCTGTTTTGTAAGTCGCGTAAGTCAAACCAGCCATTATACGCCCTCATTAACTTCGTGTTTTCAGGGTTTTACCATAACCTGATGCGTGTAGGAAGCCTATTGCTTTGCATATTCTTTGCGGATTTCCGCGTACCACTGGCGGGAACAGTCCAGCCGTCCATTAGCCGCCTTTAATGCCGCCCGGTGCCGTGCAAGAGCCGCCCGTGCATCCTCACCGGCAATCAGGTCTGGGGTCGCCACGGGAGACATACACGAAGCCGGGGGCGGCAAATTAACGGGTCTTACCGTTCCCTTTGATGTTGCGCAGCCTGTTAACGTCATCAGGAGTAAGGGCGCAGCGATCAGCGCGACTTTTGAGTTCTTCTTCATACTTGGCTACCTCTTGATCCATCTTGGCGGCTTCGTCCTCTAGCTGCTTCACATATGCCGCCAGATTGGTGGTCGCCAAATCAGCGATCTTGCGGTCACGCTCCATAGCAGCAATCTGGGCCAGCAGTTCCTTCTCCCGGCAATTTGCAGAACTGTCCATGCGGCCCTTCATGTAGGAGCCGCCTAGCGCGCTGGTAATCAGCCCGATAATGAGCAAAGGGGCCACCCATGACGGTAGCCCCAGCCATGCCAAAAATCGCAGAAGCGCGCTCATCTGCTGAACAACCCTTGTTCAATTTCACGGCGATAGATAAACCAGAAGAACAGGATAAAGGCCATAAGGCCAATAACCAGCACAATCAATGACTTATAGTCAAAACCATCAAAGGCAGCAAATGTTGCGACTCCGCCGCCGCCAACCCAGCCCATAATTGATGTCCAGACCCGGCGATGCTGAAGCACGGGCTTCTTGTCAGTTACCAGCATTTCGCCTTCCGCCTTCGGCGTCGTAACAGGCTCTTCGGCAATCACATGCTTGCCGCTGCCAGAAAGGAACAGATCGCGCTCTTCTGAGCGGCGATTAATGAGGCCCTTCATAACCTTGCCGTTAGCCTTAACAAACAGCATGAAGGCTTCAGCCGCCCCGGCATCGTCGCCAGCGTTGAACTTGCGCAGGACTGTCGATTTCTTGAAGTTTCCAAGGCCAATGTTAAACGCCAGACTGACCATAGCGTCAAACTGAGCCTGCTTGGGAGTGCGCTTCAGGGCCGCACTGACGCCGTCCTCAAATACCTTCAGGTCGGCCTGTAGAATTGATGTAGCCTCTTTGGCCGTTATCTTCATGCCGCGTGTGACTTTCGGCGGCCCAGCGGCATAGGTGTGGCCGTAGCCAATTGTATACGGTTCACCGCCAGTGCCGGGATCAGCATAGGCTGTAAGGCGCAGCCCTTCCCATTTTTTTAGGATATTCAAACCAGCGGCAGAGGTCTTCATTTCGTGTTACCCTGCTCTACAATATTAAGCTTTTGTTCAATACGGTTAAGGCTCTCAACTATAAATTTTAACTGCTGTTCAAGTACGATTATGCGTTCTGTTTGGTTGCTGTTGCTTGCGGCGATCTCTTCAAGACGCGAAATTCGGCCATCAACTGACGTTTTCCATGCCGTTGCAACCGTCAAAAACGATACAGTCTGCACTGCAAGAGCGATGATAATTCCAATCGGAACCTTTTTATCAAGATGCCATTCTTCTTTTTGCATCGCGTAATCCACCTGCATTCCCCAAATGCCTTGCAGTCAAGCAGAACCAACTGCCGTTCACAGTTTTTATCTGACTTTTACGCCAAAGAAAAGGGGGCGATTAGCCCCCAAATTCCCTTCCTTCGTACCAGCCCTTGTCCCACAAATGCAAAAGCCTCTGGAAGTATGTTTCGTACTTTTTCCCGATGACATCCAAAGAATAAAGGCTGACCGCCCTGTTCCTGATTGCGGCTGTGTTCAGCTTCTCAACGTCCTGCGCCGCGCGCTTGAACTCACCAAAGGTCCGACACCTAAATCCAGTAACGCCATCAACAACAGTTTCAGTAAATGCGCCCCAGTCAGTTGTGATGACCGGCGTGCCACAAGCCTGAGCCTCAATGTTAACATTACCGAACGGCTCAACATAGATTGTCGGCACGAATACCGCCTTGGCGCGGGACATCAGCCTTCCGCGCTCTTCGGGGCCGACAACGCCCACATATTCGCAACCCAATGGCGGATCGCCTTGACCAGCCACCACAAGCTTCTTTCCAAGATCAAAGCAGACATCTGCCGCGATCCGATAGCCCTTGCGGTCAATCAGGCGGCCAATGAAGAGATAGTAGTCATCCTTCTCTTCGCTGTAGGGAAATTGAGCCGGGTCCAGATAGCCCGGAATGACTGTGTCCCACCACTGCCCGTCCACGCCGTGCGGGTCGCCGCCACGGGCTGCGCCATAGCACAGGTGCATCCAAGCGTAGCTTTCAAATACCCGGTACTTGGAGAAAGAGCCGCCATAGCCCACGCCAAACTCAACGGAGATCATGTTTGGCAGCGCATCAGCGATCTGTTTCTGGGCATATCCGCCAATGATGCAGATAAAGTCTTTCTGGTTTGCGCGCTTCTTAATCTCTTCTACAACGCGATTGTTGGCGTTAACCCAGAAAGGCAAATTGTAATCAAAGCTGGCGGATGTGAAGTGCTTATCGCCAACATGAGCCACCCGGTCAGCCTCACTGACGCAGACAATATGCTCATCGCAGGGCGCTTCATTCTGCTCCCCACCATAAAGAAAGACCGTGTGTCCACGGTCCTTCATCATGCGGCAGAAGTTGATTACCTTGGCGGTGTAGGCACAACTAATGTATTCAGTTGTTGTGCAAGTATGCGGGAGTGCCGCTACATGGAATCTCATTGTCCCTCCCACAATGAAATTAAGATTGCCACGGAGGCGGCAACGGCCCTCCAGTGGGGTTCTTTTGGGCGTCAATCTGATTGGCAAGGCTTGTCTGCAATTCAGCCACCTGTTCAGCGCCCATTGCATCTTCAACCCAACCCTGAACAATCTCAGGCGTCAAATCGGCGTATGCAATAAACGGCTGACCCGGAGGCTTCATTCCAACAGTGCCATATACATAAGCCGTGTAATTTCCACCCACAGCGGTATAAATCCAATGAACAGTAGTAACCACATTCTGAACGGAATCTCCAGTCTGCGGATCAACCTCGTTATAAATTACATCCAAAGTAGGGAATGACCATGTATAGGTGATAGCCATCATTAAAACTCCTTTGTTTCTTTTTGCGCCTCAACCGCTGCGTCTTCTATCTTCTTCATAATGACAAGAGCCGCACTAGCGTTGCGAATGCCGCCAGCTTTTACGGCTATGTCAAGAAGATTAGCCAAAGCATTCGCTTCTTCATTTGTCAGTGTAATATTCATGTTGCCTCCTGTTTTGTGAATGAGATTAATGTCATTTTAACATAAAGAAAACAATCAAAGCAGCAGAACACACAAGAAATGGCGCAAGGACACCCGGCCAGTCAAACGGCAATCCCGGACCATCGCCCTGTTCCCACTGTGTAAACTCACGGCCAACATAAAACGCCACGCCAGCCGCCAAGCCTGCGGTAAGGCCCAGCGGCCACCACAGGACTGCGGCGATTAGCAGTGCAATCACCGCATGACATGCGTAGTATCGGGGAAGCGGGCAGTCCATTAGGCGGCCTCAAGAGCGGCGATGCGGGCTTCAAGGGCGTCGATCTTAGTCAGCGCCTCTTGAAGGGCTTTGGTCAAAACCGGTATGAGCGACTGATATGCAACGCTCATGTACTCAGGCCCCTGCACGACAACGCCATCAACATAATTGGTGTTGCCAAGAGACGCCTGAAGTTCCTGTGCAATAAAACCCGGCTGGACGCTCTGGTCCTTCGACCAGTCTTCCTTGTACTTGAATGTAACAGGGTTCAGGCTTGCAACAATATCAAGGCATGACCCAATCGGCGCAATGTCGTCTTTAATGCGTGCATCTGAACCGTTTACATACGCACCGGCACCCCAAACGCCTGTGCCATTGCACTGGAGATTGTACGCGCCTTGGTCCGTCGTACCGGCAATGTAAACTTCTCCACCAGCAGTTATACGCATACGTTCGGTGTTGTTAGTTCCAAACAGAATGACGTTGTTATCGCGGTTCCAAACGTAGCCAGCGCCGGAAGCCTGAAGAATGTCAAAGCCAGTTCCACCAGAATTATCAGACACCCGCAGGGATGCCGTGCCTCCGGTGTTCTTGATCTGGAGGCCCTTGCCGTCAACGGTTGGCGATGTAGTGCCAATACCGACGTTGCCTCCGTTCGGGCAGAGCAAAAGGCCAGTATTCGTTGCGTAGTTGCTGCCTAGAGACGGCTGAAGCCAATAGTCGCCCGGAGATGTGACGCCGAAGCGAAGCTGGACGGAGCCTGCTTGAAACGCTGCCAATTGGTTTGCGTCGGTCGTGCCAGATGCAGCGGGAGAGCCACCCGTGATGGCTGCATTGACAACCTGAAGACGGCCCTGTGAGGCAGTCGGTGTAGCACCGATACCGACGTTGCCGCTGGAGTCGATACGCATGCGTTCCGACGCACCAGTACCAAAAGAAAGGAAACCTACGCTATAATTCCAAAGGTATCCGCCAGTGGTGCTGTCAACTGCAAGCTGGACGCCGCTTGTGCTGCTCGTTCCAGTCGTGGAATTGGTGGCAGCGATGCCAACACCGGAAGCCCCGTAGACAGTGAGTTTATTTCCAGGGCTTGTAGCACCGATACCGACGTTGCCGCTGGGATCAATGTTGACTGCACTATTCGTTACGCCGCTGCCATAGTTGTTGGATGTACCAAGCTGCAGGACAGACCCAGATGCACCAGTCAGCATTGCAATCCGGGCGTAAGGAGTTGTACCAGATGCCCCTGTAAAATCAATGCCGCTGTAGTCAGTCGTAGCTGTCGAGCCACGGACCATAACGCCTAGTCTGGTTGTTCCAGTAAAAGATGTAACGCCGCTCGGTCCATTAACATCTAGTTTCCCGACTGGAGAACTTGTGCCGATACCGACGTTGCCGCTGGCATCCACTACAAACGGTGTGCTGTCCGGGTTCGCGCTATCCTCAACCAGCAGCGCGTTGCCAGTGCCAAGCTGCGTGATACGCAGAGCCGCATTGGTGTTGTCGGTGACAGAAATAACCTGATTTCCAGCAAGGGTAAGCGCATTCGTAGTTTGGTTAAATGTAAGATTAGCCGATGCCCCAAGAGCGCCAGCATTGTTGTACTGTATCTGAGTATCCAAGCCAGCCGGGGTGGGTGTGCCTGTCGGGCCAGTCGCACCGGTTGCGCCTGTTGGGCCTGTAGCTCCTACTGGCCCCGTGGCACCGACTGGACCTGTAGCGCCAACCGGCCCTGTAGCACCCGTAAGCCCGGTTGCCCCCGTATCTCCCGTAGGACCGGTTAAGCCTGTCGCGCCTACCGGACCCGTTGCACCAACCGGCCCCGTAGCGCCGGTCAGGCCAGTAGCGCCCTGCGGTCCTGTAGCGCCTGTAGCGCCAGTAAGTCCTGTCGGACCAGTTGCGCCTGTCAAGCCTGTCGGTCCAACAGGACCAGTTGCACCAGTCGGGCCTGTCGGACCAAGCTGAGTGTACATAACCTGTGTGGCGGTGAAAACAACGCCCGGAATTTGCGGGACAGAGCCAGCGGCGGGAATCGTTTCAATGCTCACATTGGCACTATCAGCAAGCCAATAAAGCTCAATGTAATCACCGCCAGAAATGGTCATAACAAAGTTAACGGTGCCAATTAGTGCGCCGTCTGTCCCAGAATGCCTCCCCGGAATGTCAAACTTGCTTGCTGTGTCCGCAAGGGCCAAGCCGTTTTTAGCAAGCCAGACATCGGCAGTATGAATGTTATTGTTGTCCGAGTTAATAAACTGGATAGAGAACGTAATCGAATAAGTGCCAGACTGTGTAAAGTTAACACGGCTGGAGTTGCTGAGATTGATGCCGTTAGCTTCGGCGGTGGAGCCAATCAGAATGGCGCTGGCAGAAAGAGAGCCGCCCTGATCTGATGTGTCAAAGAAAGCCCCGTAATACCCCAGCGCACCGCCAGTTCCGGTAGCACCCGTAGGGCCTGATGCACCAGTCGCACCAGTGGCACCAGCAGGGCCTGTAGCGCCTGTCGGCCCTGTGGGGCCTGTAGGCCCCGTGGCTCCTGTAGAACCAGCCGTGCCAGACGCACCAGAAGGGCCTGTAGGCCCTGTCGCGCCAGTCGGGCCGACAAGACCTGAAGGACCGGTTACGCCTGTGGGGCCAGTGGCACCTGTTGCGCCCGTCAGGCCAGTCGGCCCTTGCGGACCCGTTGCACCTGTCGGGCCAGCCTGAAGGCCAGCAACCGCCCCAGTAGTTGTGCGAACCGATGTGCCAGCCTGCACAATTTCAAGCTGCTCAGAACCATCAAGAGATGTCGCAGCGCCAAGATTTGGAATTTGCACATTAGCCATCAGAGCGGTCCTGTCTTCGGAATTTCATTGAAGTTATAAGGCAGGGCGGGGCTATTCACAATATATCCGCCACTCAAATAAGCATTGGTAAAAGTAGAATTATTCAAATCAACAGTATTGGCGCTGACAACAGTAATAGTCCAGTTGCCGTTTGCTTCTGTAGTTCCCAATACATCGCCAATAGTAACAGTTTGACCTGTAATCATGCCATTTGTAGTGTTAACAGTCAGGCGAATACCGCCAGACCCGTTGTTAAAGGCATTGGAGATCGTGCGATATGTGACTGCGTTCGGGTCGGTGCCGGGAAGCTGATTGGTGCCGTAAGGCGGCTCACCAGTCTCCTGAGTGACGCGGTAATCGTTGTTTTCAGTGATGCGAAGAGTGTTGCCCGGAATGGGGATGCCCGTGGTCGGATCAACTGTATTCTGGCCCGATGTGGCGCGATAATCGGTTTCCGCCTGCTGGTAATTCTGAACACGCGGGTTCATGACCGGCATCGGGTCAGCAGGAAGCACAATGGCGCGAAGCTGGGTATTGGGGATGTCGTTGCAACGGCGGCAAACAAGCTGCCTTTTGTTTACAAGCTTGTTGCCGCCCCACTCAAACTGCCAGCGAAGTTCGGAGTGGTTGTAAAGAAATCCGCAGTCATCGCAGATCGCAAATGCTTCAGGGTTACGCGAACTTACCTTTGCTCTACCATGAGGACGCATTCTGGCCTCACCTGAAGTATGGAGCGATCATCGGAGAAATGTAGACCGATACGTTTTCCGTGTCCTGAGCGGCAGCAATTGCATAAGCCTCATCGGCTTCCTGCTTCAACTGGGCGGTCAACTGGGGCTGCCAGATACGCGAAAGATAGTACGCAAGGCCATTGGCAAAAGCGTCAAGCCAGCGATACGGAACGTCGATAGTCTCGCCGCCCGGAAGGTTGGCATCCTGAACCTGTGTCACACGATAATATGTGATTGTTGTCGGGTTGCCAGAACCATCCGGCAGAGGCCAAATAGTCACTGTGGGGCTGATCAGGCGGTCAAACCAGAACACAGTGGGGAAGCCCTGCTGCTGCTTGTTTGGGTAGCTGGCATACTCAGAACGGCTGATAGGCATCATGATGCGATCTGTGTTCGTTGTTCCAGACGGCGTCCTTGCATACATATCAAGGATCATGACCGTATCAGACGGGACAGAGTATGTGGACTGCCCCTCAATCAGCGTGATGGTTTCGGTATCAACCTTCCAAAGGTTGACACCCATGTTGCTCCAGCGGGAAAGCAGCATATTCATAGCCTGCCGTGCGCTGTTCAGATGCTCCTGAACAACCGAAGTAGAGCGCACTTGACACAGGTTGAAGGCATACAGCACAACTTCGCCAATGCTGGGGTTGTAATTGTATGTGCCGCTTGTGGTCATGCTTCAGTCCTCTAGCCGATACCGGCCTGACAAATTGTTGCAACAACGCTGCCGCTACCCGAAGCAATCGTAAGGCGGATGCCACGGCAAGGGACGTTGAAGAAGGCATTCTTGCTTGCGACGGCAGATGTAAGGTCAGAGCTTACAGGCGTCCAAGTAGCGGAAGAGGCAACGAAGCCAGCCCCAAGAATGTCATCCAGCGTGTACTCCACAGTGTATGTGGCAGCGCCCGTAAGAACAGCCTGAATGCCAATGTTCACGGGGTTCTTGAAGTAATCTACAGCGTAAATTGTGCTGGAGCCTGCGCCTGTCTTGGAGATCGTGTTAACAGCCATTTCAGTGTTCCTTGCTTACTTGTTCTTGCCGCGCGCTACTCTGATATTGTCTACAGCATTTGGGTAAGGCCGTCCAGCAGCGCGCGCTAGTGCCTTGGCCTGATCAATCTGCTTTTTCTTCATCGGCTTCGATTTGTGGTCAGCCGGAAGCTTCTTATCCCAAACAGGCTTCATGGACATTTCCATTTCCTCAATGCAAGTGCCTTACGGGTCGGTTCGCCCTTTTCGTCCTTCATGGGACCGGGCATTCCACCCATTCTAGCACAGAAACTCTTTTTGCGGGGGCCGCCTTCAGGCTGGGGCCGTTTAATATCATGCCCCTGAGCGCGAAGCGAAGCCCTGCCCTTTTCATTAAGACCGCCAGAAGGGTTCTTCCCCTCTGCGCGCTGCCATGCAGGCGTCTTAGCCATATCGTTCTCCTATGAAAGAAAAGGGGCGGGATGTTAATGCCATCCCACCCCAATCCCCCAACCACGGGGTTTCCATGCAGCCAACAGGGGAGGGCCAGTGGCTACACGGAACTCATTAGCCGCGCGGCTTAGAGCCTTCGCCCTGAGCAGCGGTCCAATCGGCGGAGCAGATGCCGCCAGACTTGCGGGCCTTGCGATCAGCACGCATGGCGGACATCTTGCCAGCCATCTTGCCCATCTCCTTGCCGACCTTGCCGCCACGCTTGCGCATGGAGCGGGCTTCAGCGACAACGTCCTTGTTACCCGAAACCAGTTCCGGGCTGTTCTTCTTCGGCATAACGCCCTTCATCTTTTCCATTTTGCCTGCTCCTTGCTTAGGCTGTAGCGTTGCGGTTCTGGAGATAGGTAACAACAATGCTACCGACGCCAGAGCCAGTGTTGGTGGAAGTGACCGCGATCTTACGATCCGTTGTGCCGACATCAATCCAGTTGCCGTTGCGGGTAGCATCGGTGCCGGGAGTGGCGGTCAGCGGGCCAATTGCAGCGCCGTCAAGCGCCCCAGCCGCCGTAAGGAACGTGGCAGAAGCCGTTGTGCCAATACCAAATGTAGTCGCCGCGCCGGTCATAGCCGTCGTGAGAAACACCTTAATATCGACAATCTGGCTGTTGGCGGGGATGACGATGTCCGTCGCGCCGCTTGCCTGCGTGAAGGCAGAAGACTGGGCCATAAGAACCCAGCCGGTGTTCTTCACATTTGACCCAAGCGTAGAACCGCTGGTGTCAGGGATGTTGCCAGCCTTGATCGGGCCGGTGAATGTGGTTGTTCCCACGGGAACCTCCTTGCACTTACACTACGCCATCTGTGCAGAGTCCGCTGGATCGGTTGGCGCAGCAAGTTAATCCAGATGAAAAAGGCGGGAGCCGAAACCCCCGCCTCTTGAGCTTAGGTCGGGAGCGAACCCCAGATGCTACGCCAGTTGTAATATCCGAACGAGTACCGCTCGTAACCCTTAACCAGAAGGTTGTCGGTCACGAAGTCAACCTGCATATCGGTTTCAAACTTGACGCGCTCCATGTACGACAGGCCGTCGATGTTCGTCAGCAGGAACCAAGCTGTCGAAGATGTCAGGTAGTCGTTTGTCATGTAGCCTTCAGGCAGACCGCCCGAAGTGCTGATGATGGCGTTGACGTCGTTGTCCGCTGTACCGGGGCGCAGTTCCGACTTTGTCAGACGGATGGCAACCGGTTCAAGCTGCGGCGGAACCAGCAGCTTACGGGCGCGGGCGAAAACCTTCAGGCCAGCCTGATCCTTGAAGTTGGTACGGATGGCGATCATGCCCGCAAGCAGGGTCGCTTCGTTCAACTCAACGTCAGTAGCCGGACGGTTGGCAACCGTGCCGCCATCAATCGGGTGATTGGTGGCGATAAGAGCGACACCGTCACCGCCGACCGACGCATTGTAGGTCGTAGAGGTGTTGATGACGTTCGCGCCGTAGATTTCCTTTGTCTGGTTGAACGACTCAACAAGACCAAGGTTAGACGGCTGGAACTGCGTCTTATACAGGTTGTCGTCAATGGCTTTGCGTGTGATCGCGTAGCCAAGAGCGATTTCCGTATGCTCCTGATTGTAGACATAACGCTCACCAGCGCCGTTGTCGAAAGCGGTCTGGCCGCCTTCGGTCTTAAGCTGGGCAAGACCCAGATAGCGCATTTCAGCAGTGCGCTCCAGAGCCATGCGGCTTTCGTGCTTGGTGAAAATCTTGTCGTACTGAGACGGAATCTGCTCGTACTTGCCTTCAATGCCACGGAGTCCGGGCAGGAGAAGGTCTTTAATGGCAGAAAGATTAACAGCCATGTTCCCTTACTCCCCTTAGATGCCAGTCGGACCAGCGCCGTTGTTACGGCTGGTGACATTGTTGAAGCCGACAATGATCTGGTTGTAAGCAGATGTGATGTCGGTCCCGTTCGCACCGGGCGGCTGCGTGATGAAGCCGATGATACGGAAGGGAAGTGTGGCGGTCACGGCAGGGCTTTCAACATAGGCACCGGAGATGCCCGTGCTAGAGTTACCCGTGCCAAGGTTGAACTGGACATAGAGGCCCATATCAGCCAGACCGATGGCGGTGCCGCCAGCCTGCACGACGAACTGAGCGTTCGGATCGTCAATGATATAAGCTTCAACGTCAGCCGAAGCGTCAGAACCCGGCCAATAGTTAGACCAGACAGTGCGCTTCTGCGAGGTGGACAGATACTTACAGCCAGCGAAAATGCCAGCGATCTGAGCCGTACCGGCTGTCGAACGGGTGATATAGCCCGTGTTGACGTTCGATACGGGGTCGCCAAAGTAAATAGCGGTCGTGTCGCCAGAAGCGATCAGACGAACGGACTGTTCGTATGTCGGGGCAGAGCCAAGGCCGCGATACTGGCGAAAGCCGAAGGGGGCATTAGTGTTAGCCATCCCGGTTTCTCCTAGAGAGCAATCACGTTAACAGCACCGGGCCATCTAGTGATCAAGTAGTCGGTTTCACTTCCACACCGGGGGAAGTGGTTAATCTATATCATGTAAAATAAAGTTTGCAAGACACAAAATAAAACGCCGCCCTACCAAGCAGAGCGGCGCTTACTAGCCTCTCACGTTAACTTAGTCATCGCTGATGGGCATTGCCTCAAACGACTTCTTGATGCTTGCCTTAACGCGCGGATCGTCACGATCAAACGTGCCTTCCGGCGCTTGGTTAAGCTGGGCTTCTTTAGCCTTAACCTGAAGGCGGGCCTTGCGCAGATTGTCCTTATGGATGTCATCAGTAAGCACCTTCGGGCGCTCCATGAGGATCATGCCATCACGTTCAATCGTCTGCCAGTTGCCCTTGGGCATCATCTGGGGGTGGCGTGACGCCGGGACGGCTTCCCAGCCCTGACGGGCCAGTTCAACCTCATGCGCCGGGTCTTCCTTGCCCCAAATGGTCTTGCGCTTCCACTCATACGACCAGCCATCGGGAATAATGTGCGGGTCAACGTAGAAACGGTCAGCACCTTCGCTTGTGTCGCCCTTCAGATGCTGGCGAATTTCAGCCGCCCTGCGTTCGGCACGCGCGCGCGGGTCTTCCTCACGCTTTCCAGCGCGCATATCCTCACGGGCTTCGCTAATCGGGTCCGCGCGCATGTCTTCAATGACCTTGGCGGGCCTTCCGGGCTTCTTTTTCATGATTTCAGGCATGTTATCGTCGCTCATCACTGCAATTTCCCTTCTTTCTTGAGGGCAAGCTTGTTTTTCGCGTACTCTTCAGGCGTCATGCCCATGATAGACGCCATTTCACGCTCCGCGCCGGTCAAAGTGACCGTGTTGCGGCCTCCAGAGCCGTTCCCAGCGGTCCTAGAGGACGGCGCAGCGGGCGGTTGGGGCCTCTTAGCCATCGGTTTTGCCGCCATAGAGGTCGGTTCCTCCGCTTCTTCACGCTGAACAGCAGTCTGAGGCTTGCGGTAGCCCATCTGACGCTCAATTTCGGCAAAATACTCATCAGTATCCGCCTGAAAACCGTCAGCAATGGCAATATTGTGCGCTCCGACCATCTTCATGTAGAGCCGCTTGTCCTTAACGCACTCAGGATGCGACCGAATCCACGCTGCGGAGCGCGGAGATAGCTGAGAAGCAACCGCTTCGACCGGATCAGCAGGCATTTCGGGCTGCTGGGCGGGCGGATTAGCGATGCGCTGCTCAAGAGCGGCCTTGCCATTCTCCAACTGGAGCAACTTTGCGCCGTTGATCGACATCTGGGACTGGATTTCAGCCGCCTGTTCAAAGGCACCAGCCGCCATAGCCGCCGCGTAATCGCGCTTCAGCATCTGATTGGAGCGGTTAACGCTGTCAATCGCACTGGCGATAAGCTGGAGATTGCTGTCCTGCACCTCTGCGGAGGCGCGCGAAGCATTCTCCTGAGCCGCCCTTGCGCGGCTTTCGGCTTCAGCACGGGCAAGACGCTCTTGCTCAAGCTGAATCTTCAGCGCGTTAATGCCAACCTCAGAAGAAACTTCATCTTCTGATCCGGCTTCAGGCTCAGAAGCCTGTTCCGTCTCATCACTGACGATGATTTCTTCTTCGACTTTCTTCTCTTCAACGTCTGACATTAACCTATCTCCTACCAGACACTATCCGGGGCCGGAATGCGACCGCGAATGTCCGTGTCATCCAAGATGCGGCAAAGCTGGCCGTGAACTGTAATGGCCCAGCCATCGCTGGGGCGGAAGTAAATCCAGTCGCCAACATCAAGCTTGACGCCCTTGAACCACTTGCCGCTTTCATCGACAAAAGCATCAGCGCCCTTTTTGATGATTAGGCCAACTTTTCCCTGATATTTGTCTTCATCACGGGTCTGAGAGGACAAATACAGGCCACTTTTCGTCTTCTCAGGGCGGATATAGATCGCCACAAGAACCTGATTGTGGAAGATTTCAATGTCGTTGATGTCGCCCATTTCCTTGCGGATGGCTTCAGCCGGATCGTCAGTGTGTTCCATACGCATGTATGGCATTTACTTGCTCCCCTGTTCTGCTTTGTTAATTTCGGCGTTAACTTCCTCAATCATCTCATGAGCGATGTTAAGGCCGCGAATGATGCCAGACAGGTACTTATACTCAGCAAAATCAACAGCATTGCCTGTTACGATGCGTTCGCTTTCACGCGAAGCAGCTTCGTTCAGACGCTTGCCATACAGCTTTTGCCAGAAGGTATCGTAAGTCTGCACCATGCAAGCTAAATAAAATGTTTACTTAGCCAAATCCATTAACCAACTTGGAATGTAAAAATTCATTCACCAAATTGTTGGCGTTAACATTGTTTGACTTTTGTTAACATCCGTGCTATAGTGCTTTTGTTAGGTCGGATAGTCCGGCCCCTAAACGGAGGTAAAAATGTCTGGTTATTATCGCGTTATATCCAAGCCGTTCCTGCCAAAAGATGAACGCAAACAAGCTAATGCTTGGAATGTTTTTGCTGGTAAAAAGTTTAAGTCACAGAGGGATGCAATCGCCGCAAGGGATACATTGCCAGAGAAACACCTGTTTGATGTTTCGTACTGCATACCAGCAATGGATGTTTTGAAATAGAAAAAGGGCCGGGGAGTGATTCCCGGCCCTAATTATTTGGTCCGCAGCGGCAGGGAGACATTTGACTCCCACTGTCTTGCCACGGGGGCAGCAAGTCCGCTGCGGCTCCTTATCAGTATGCCTTCTTGCCGTAGGCGTCAATCTTCTGCTTGCGGCCCTCACCCGAACCGGCACCGGCAGTCATGCCAAGCTTGCCGCCGTCCTTGCGGCCCGGACGCGCCCCATACCAGTCGATCTTCTGGAGGCGGCCTTCGCCAGAGCCAGCACCAGCCGTCATCGGGTTGGTGCGACCGCCGTTCTTGCGGGGCATGGGCGCGGGCATACCAGCGCCGGGGCCGCCAGCGCCGCCAGCTAGAGCCGCCAGAGCAGCCGGGGGCAGGCCAGCGGGAGCGCCCATAGCAGGCCCCATAGACGGGCCAGCGCCCGGAGGCGGCATCGGGGGAGCGCCCAGCGGGATGGGGCCACCAGCCACCGGGGGCATGGGCAGATCAGGCTTGGAGTTGATTGTGATGTTAACGACCGGCGTCTTGCCCTTGCCACCAGACTTCATCGGCTTGGACTTCGGGTTGTTCATCTCTTCACCAAAGCCACCAAAGCCGCCGCCGCTGGCCTTGGCAATGCGACCGCCAGACTTGCGGGCGGCACGCTCTTCCTTGGCCTCATAGGCGGCAGACTCACCAGCTTCATGGTCGTGATAAGCGCGCATGGCAGCACCGACAGCGTGACCGATAGCCTTGTGGGCCTCATGGTCAACCTTGCCGCCGCGCTTATAGGGAGGAACATCCATGCCCTCAACAAAGGGACGATCCTCGTAAGGATTTGCATTCCCCATTGCATCCATGCGGCGGTTCAACTCAGCGCGGTCGTATGCCTTTCTATCAAAATTTGCCTTACCCTTGGCTACTGTCGGCTCAACGTACTCAACGCTGTCGCTCTCACCGTATGGATCACGACCGCGCAGTGCCTTGTTAATGTCATCCTCACTCATCATTGTGCCAAGAGCATTCCTAAGTGTGCGGCCAGTAATCGTGTTGTTGTAATAATCGCGCAGGAATTCATCAGCTTCATTCGCGCCGCCACCCTGCTTACCCTTGCGCAGGCCCTTGAGGGTCATCGCCAGATTGGCGCGCTTGGCAAGCTTGGGATTGTCAGACTTGGCAGCCTTTTCAAGCTTCTTGGCCGGAATCTTCTCACCCTGCGGGACACCCAGAGACTTGTGCAGCGCACCCGGCTTCTTGATGGCACCAGCAATCCAGTTCTTGTCTTCGGCCTTGCCGCCATCTTTGTAGCCAGCCATAGCGCGCATCTTGCTGGTTCCCTGACCCTGCGGGATGCCGTAGTTAACGCCGCCGTAGGGCTGCGTGCCGCCGCCGACATACTTCTTGGCGCGGCCACCGTGCTTCAGACCCTTTTCCGACTGCTGCTTGTCGTGCTTCTCATCAAGCTTTGACTTCTCCCAAGCTTCCATCGACATGCCATGCTTCTTGGCAAGCTTCTTGTCCTGCTTGAGATCAGCCTTGGAATGCTCCCATTCCTGCTTGCTGGCCTTGCCGCCCGCCTTGCGGCCAATCCTGCCGCCATTCTTTGCGGCCTTTTCTTCGCCAGCGCCACCACCGCCGCCGCCCCTGCGGGCCTGCAGAAGCGCAATTCCCGCTTGGGTCATGGGGAAGAAGCCCTTTGCACCCTGAGCCTTCGCCCTTGCGTACCCATCCATAAAGGTTTGCGCGATGTCCTTCATAGACATTTCCGAAAATGGAGTGCCATCCGGCGCCCTTGTCCAGCCAATGCCGTCCTTGCCGCCGCCACCGGCACGCTTTGTCGTTGTGGGAGTGGTGGGCGGTGTCGTGTTCTTCGCAGGGCCAGCAGGAGCCGCCTGAACATACTGAGGCATTCCAGTGGGATTGGACATGGGCGCAGCCTTCTGGCCAGCGCCAAAGGGATTAGTGACAACGTTAGTATCAAGGCCGCCCATAGCCTTCTTGGCACGCCCGCCGCGCTTCATAGGTGCATCAGGAATGGTGTTCTTTTTTTCCTTATCCCTCTCCCTCTTGACAAAAGGATTATCCATTCCAGCAGCCGTACCAATAAGGCCCATATTGCGACCTGTAGCAAGCCCATATGCAGGGGAAAACGCAGCCGCAGCAGCATCAAGTCCCTTGAGCAATTTGCCACCAGAAAACTTTTTGGCGCGCCCGCCACGCTTCATGCCGCCAACATGCTTGATGCCATCGCGGCTCAAATTGGCTTCCTTCATGTCGCGGTTAATCAGGCTGTCCGCAGTAAGAGCCTTGCCGCCAGACTGGCGCTTGACGCGACGATCCGCGCGGCCACCGCACATCTTGCCCTGAACCTTGTCATCCGCCTTGGCCTTAACCTTGCCGCCACGCTTGAACTGACGGCGGCTGATCGGGCGCATACCCGTCTTAACATCAGCGTTAAGCGGCTCAGGAGCAGTCCAATCGGAGGAATCAACCTTCTCCTTGCCGGGAGTAATCATTCGGCTGATCTTTTCATTCATCGCGGCCTTGGCCTGCTTGCGGTATTCCATGTGCTGCTCCTATGGCGGATTTCTTACTTTAGCGTGTTTTGTTGCGGCTTACAATGGATTGTCTGGCAAGCCGCATGGCCGCGTCAATGCTGTTTCCAATACGACCGCCACGGTTCATTGTGGCGTTGTACTGGTTAAATTCAGCGATGGCAGGAGTGGCCGAAACGATCTGCGGATAATCATTGTAAAGGTAGCTATAGTCCTGCCAATCAGGCAAGGGCTGAAGATAAGTAGGCGGCACACTAGCAACCTGAGTAACAGGCGGTGTCTGCCTATTAGGCAGTATCGGACGGACAGGCCCCTGCCTAGAACCAGCGAGTCCACTCAGGTAAGCTTCGCGCTGTGCATCCGTCCATCCGCTCTGCTGAGACGGACTTACATCGTAAGCAGGCTGCTGAGACGGAGAATAGTCACCCTGAGACGGGGATACATCTGACCCCCAGCCGGGAATATTCAACTCAGTTGATGCGGCTCTTGTCGGTGTGTTGTCGCCCATAGCAAGGGCAACTGCATTGCGGATGTCGCGCGCCTGCTGGGCCGCTCCTGTCTTGAAGGGGTTGTTGACAAACGAATTGTTGGCAACAGCAGAAGGTGCGGGCGCGGCAGAAACGGCGGGAATGCCACGGGTCGGAGAATTCGGCACATTCGGATTAACAAAACCGTAATTCTGCGCCTGAGTATTTGGCGGCGTATATGACATACCCGCAAAACCCGGAAGGCGGTCCTGTATCTTCTCGCCATACGGCATCCCGGTTTCCGGGTTGATGTTAGAAGCGGGAATGCGATCCTGCATCTTTTCGCCATATGGCAACCCGGTTTGTGGGTTAACAGAAGGCACAGCAGCGGCCTGCATCGTCGGCTCTCCGCCAAACAGCGAGCCTACATATTCACCCGCATTCCGCGCCGTAGACCCAATGTAGTCGCCAATAGTGTTTGCTGCCGCCCTAGACGCAAAAGCAAGCTGTTCGCCAAGCGTCTGCGCGTCCAATGCGCGACCAGCTAGGCTTGGGTCTTGAGCGATTGGAGAAGGGGCTGGATACGATCCAATAGGCGTCTGCGCCACACGCGGGTCAGTAGCCGCATACGCAGCAGGCTGCGCTGTGGGGTTCCCCCTAAAACGCATAGCGGTCTGTTCAGGGCTGTAATAAGGGTCTTTTTGGATTGCCGTTCCTGCGGGAACTGACGGCCCAAGAATGTTGCTTGGAGCAGATGGAGATACTGACGGGATGTTGTATGTTTCTCTGTTGTAGCCAGAGACTCCCGGAGACGCAAACGGGGAGTTAGCCCCAATGGTATAATCTTCCTGCGGGACAGAAAGACCGCCAATGCCACGATTCGGTCCTACTGTGGGGGTCTGGGAAAAGTTAACGGCTGTCGGCTGCGCCTGCGGCACACGGTCCTGCATCTTGCCAGTAGGACGCCCGCCCACAACCGAACTGCCCTGCGCGATGCGGTCCAATGCGCCCTGATAAGACATGGAAGACGGCGCAGTGCTGACCGGAGTACCCGGCATATTGCTTGTGCGGGGGCCAAATGTGCTGGGCGGGGTTGCCGCCATTGAAGCTTGCGTGCGCGCAGGAGCGCTTGTTGGGCCTGTAGACGTAGGACTGCTATGTAAACTCGGCCCAGTCGATACGTTTACGCGCGAAGACTCAGTGCGCGCCGGGGCGCTTGTGGGGCCGCCAGAAGGGCCGCCAGACGGTCCACCAGACGGTCCAGTTGTTTTCTGGCCCTTGTCGGAACTACCAGCGCCAGCACCAGCACCAGCACTGCTGCTAGAGGTGCCACCAGCACCACCGGACGGTCCACCCTTGCCGCCGCCACCAAGGCCGCCAGCACCACCGGCACCGCCAGATGTGCCGCCCTTCCCACCGCCACCAAGCCCACCGTTGCCCGATGAAGGGCCACCAGTAGGCCCACGATCTGGGCCGCTGCTACCGCCGCTGCTGGGCCTGCCCGATGAGCCTGTCCCCCTATCCCCCGCCGCAGTATCACCCGGATCAGGGAACGCCGGGATACCGTCAACCGAACGCTTGCCCTTGTAGCCGCGCTTGGCCTGCACCAGCGCCATTTCTTCGTCGTTAAGATAGGCAAGCTTGTCTTCGGGAATGCCCGGCCCCCAATCCAGCTTGGTCGGGACGGTCTTTTTGCCCTTGGCCTTTACAGGCTTCTTGGGAACGCGAACCTTGCGCGCGACCTCAAGGGCGGCATCAACCGGAGACTTCTTCTTTGCCATGTTAATACTCACTGGTTAACGCAAGTGCGTGGGAGATTGATGGATCGTTATCATAGGTATTTCCGCCTGTCACGCGGCCACCTTTGTTGAAGTCTGAGAAGCGGGCCTTCTCACGCATTTCGTCCGTTAACTTCACGCCAAGCTGCTTGCGAGGGCCAAAAGAAGTCTGAACTTCAATAACTTCAATCTCAGGCTTGACGCCAGTCGCCCTCTTAAGAACATCCTGAACGCGCTTCAGATAGATTTTGTCGTAATAGCCGATCATGCCTTCTCCGCCAACTTTCAGGTCAAGTCCCTGAAGCGTTATCGGAGTTTCAGCAAAATCATTGGCAATCTGTTCTTTCATGTAGTCGTTTGCTTCTCCCTTTGAGCCAAAAGAGAGTGGTTGCCCGCCATACCCATACATTGGCTCTCCATGCATAAATACGCCCCAATCGCCATCCTCAGTCGGCGCAACGCTCATAGCGTCTTCAATTCCAGAACGGCGGGACGCCTCTTCTGCGCGGACTTTATCGCCAAGCTCCTTGCCAAGATATTCGTCAAGCTCATTAGGGCTGTTAACACTTTCGTTAACAACCATTTTCCCATCAGGGGCGTAAGCGACAAGACTGCCATCATCAGGATTATAGTGAACCTTGCCTATGTGCCTACTGAGATCATAACGCTCTACATGAACCTCACCGGGCGTCCATGAAAAGTAATCGGAGCCACTATCAAGCGCCCTATCAAGCTCTTGCTTGATGGCACGATCTGTCCAAGCTTCTGTCGAAGTGACATAAGGCATCATCGGAATGTTGCCGATATTCTTACCAAGCCTTTCAATTTCGGCTTCGTTCTCTGTTATTTTTTTGCGCAATGGCTCAAGCGTCTCATATGCCGCCGCGCGGTATTGCCCGGTAAACTCCGGTTCTGGCCCCTGATAACCTTCTGCAAGACGGTTCATCTCACCAAGTGAAATTTCGCCCTTCTTGTACTTATCGCGCAATTCATCTTCATAGCGATTACGGGCCTCAACATATGGAGCAATACGCTCAGTATGCTCGTTGTGAAGTCTGATGCCCTCGTTCTTAAGCTTAATTTGAAGCTGCCTCGTTTCTTCACGAAGACGCGCCACTTCCGCCATTGCGCGCTGGTCCCTGAAGCCACTCTTACGCCCAGACTGACCCGGATCGCTCTGGGTTTCCTCTACATTGTGAACGCGATACGGGCGATTTGCGCCCGGAGGCTCATAGGTAAGTTCACTTGTGCGGGTGTGGAACAAAACATCTGGGCTTACATCCCTCCAGTGTCCGCTTGTATACTGAGGACCATAGCTTTTCTGCGCTTGGAATACGCTGTCAAGCTCATCTTCCTTGCCAAGAAATTTAGCCAATTGATTGGCGTTAAGATTGTTAAACTTATCGGCAAATGCCCTTGCTCTTTCTTCTGTAAACCCGCCCTCAATGGCTTCCTTGTAGTTTTCATTCCATACATCTTTGCGCATTTGATCAACAAATGGCGTGTAAATATCGCGCTGCGGAAGCGCAAACAGATTTTCACGGTAATTCGTGCCACCCGGTGTTGTAAGAGTTTCGTCGTAAACACTACCGGGGCCAAATTTAGTCGCCCGCCCAAGTCCTCCAATGCTATCAACGTATTCCTGACGCATCTGGCGGCTGAGATTGTCTACTTCTCTCCCAAATTCCTCAGATTTGTTTCTTGCTTCCTGCCATTGCATCCAATTCGCGGGGGGAATAGTCTTGTCTGGGTTCTGAAGCTTTTCCATTTCTGAAATAAACTTTATTTTTTGTTCTATAGCAGAATTTATAGGCCCCCTGTACTTTGCGCGAATTTGCTCAGGAATTTGACTGGGCAGTATGTCTTCCATGCGTGTGGGCTTGTTGCTACCGCCAAGCGTTATTTCATTTAACTGGACGCGGTTCTTGTTCAGATAATCGACAAGCTCATCCTTGGTAACAGTCGGCTTTCCCTGCAAGAACACATCCGTGCCGGTCCAGCGCAGTTCTTCAGGCGATGTACCCTTGCGGAGCATGGCGAGCGCCTGTTCGCCAGTCATCTTGTTCATGGGGATTTCGCGGGCAACTTCCATTGCCTTGGAGAACCAGCGCGCGGGACCAGCTTCAGCTTCAGCCGGATCAATGAAGTAATTGGCGGCACCAATGCCAGCCGCCTTAGCCATCTTTCCACCGGGGCCAAAGCCAATTGCAAGGCTCGCCGTTGTCGGGTCGCCAGTGGCAACACCTTCTGCCACATCAAGGCCAGCACCAATGGGCGCGGTCCACGGCGTGAAGTACAGCGGCACGGTCTTCAGGTCATACGCAGTCTGGGCAACGCCCGACATCGGGTTAGCGACATTGTACGGGGCCTGACCGACGCTGTACTCACCGCCAAACAGCGGCATATCAACCTTAACATCGCGCATGGGCGGGGCGCCCACATGCGTCATCTGCTGGATTTCCTGCGGCTGCTGACGAACGGCAGTCTGCAATGCTTCGTATTCCGCCACATCCCGGTCGGGAATGGCATACTTCTGCATCATCGCATCAAATGTAGCCGGATCATCAGCGGCACGGCGACCGACCTCTTCCGGTGTCGGCCCCTGTGTAGTAGCTGCGCTGTTGCTCTTCTCCTGTGTGACTGCGGGCTGGATTGGGTTGCCCTGAGCGTCATACTGGCGGCCCTGAGCGTCTGTCAGGAATACTTGCGGAGTGTCACCGCCTTCGGCGCGGGCGATGCGCAGCGCGTCATCAACGGCACCGCCATCAGCGTAGCCACGCTTCAGGGCCTCTGTCTTGCGGATAAGGGCCTCAATCTCAGGCTCATCCATGACCTGAAATGCGTTCGGGTCCATGCCAAAGCTGCGGCGCTTTGCCATGACATAGTTACGCGCAGGCGGATCAGCATCAAAACCACGCGAAAACTGAGTGAATACATCATCGCGGCTCAAGCCTTCGGGGAGGCCGCCAACATATTCGCCGTGCATTGTCAGTGGGTAGGAACGATGCGGCGCTGTGATAATTTCGGGCTTAACGCCGGGGTTAATGCGCGCAATATTGTATCCAGCGGCTTCTGTCGGTGCGCTTACAAGCTCAGGAGTTGTCGTAACATAGCGGGCAAGAGACACATCGGGGAAGCCCTTGTCGCGCCAATACGCGCTATCCATTGCGTCAAGAAACGTCTTGCGATGCTCACCAGCGCCAGCATTTACAACGTAATTTGCGGCGTCCTTTGACATAAGACCGGGCCAGTCCGCGAACTTTTGGCGCATAACATCATCAAATTCTTTAACGTCAGCGCGCTTAATCTTCGCGTTAGGCAACATGCCCATGACTGTCTCAGCGGTGTGCGTTGAGAAATCACCAGATTGCGGCCCCATAGCAACATAAGTGCCGTAGACCTTCGGGTATTTGTAGCCCTTGGCTTCAGAAGCTCTCAGAGCATTGTTAATGCGACCCTCAAGCTGCGGAATAACACTCTTGCCAGAAGCCCAGACGCTTTCATCAGCCTGCTGAGACGGGCCGCGCATGTAGTCCGGGCCGCCTTCTGTAATTGCCGGTGTCTCAAGTTTCTCGCCAGCGACAGATGTAATCTTGCGCCCAGTGGATGTGCGATCACCCACCAGCGGGATCATCACATCGCCCGGACGGAACTGTGACGGATCAAATTCTTTGCGCGGCAGAAGCTCAGTTGTCGGCTCATATTCATAGCGCCACTCTTCAAATGGCACGCGCGGTTTCTGATTAGCAAATCCGCTGAGAAGTTCCTTCGGAGTTTTACCGCCCTTGCGCGAAAGAGCCTCAATGCCCTCCTGAGCAATGCGCAAAGCCTCCTGCATGGCTTTGCCACCACCGCCTTTGGCTACGCGCGGCCCTGTAAATGGCTGAACACCTTCCTGAAACATTTTCCACTTCTCTGGCCCGTGGATTGATTCAAGCTTTGGATCGCGCACCAGATGATTCGATTCCTGCCAGTCGCCATTTGGAAACTCACGGCGTACACGATAGCCGTAGCTCCCAGTCGGGTTTTTCGGGTTAACGTGATAACCAGTAACGACAAAAGGCGGAAGATTGTTTTCGCGGCTATGAACAGTAGTAAATCGCGTGCCAACATCCATAGGAAGATCGCCGCGCTCCCTTAAATACTTCAGCGTTTCACCTAGCTGTTGAGAGCGCGACTTGATGTCCGACATCATGTCGGAATGGAACCCCATCAAGTTTTTTGTATCCTGAAGCGCTCCAACATTACTGGTATCTACGCCAAGACGTTTGGCTGTGTTGAGCAATTCAAGGTTCTGTGCCGCCTTCTCAGCAGCCGTAGGGCCAGCTTCTTTCAGGCCGCCTGCAACAAGCTTCAGGGCCTTCTCAACAATTTCACCCTTGCCAGCCATTTACGCCTCACCCAATCAAGCCCGGTTTGCGACCCGGCGTTGTCGGCGCGGGCTTCTCAGGCTTCAGAGCGGCCTGCATGGCGATCTTCTCCATGTCGGCCTTCTGCATTGCCTTCTCATGATCCATCTCCAGCGCGCTCTGCTGGAGCTTCACCATCGCCAGCTTCTCACGGCTGTCGCGCTCCGCTGAACGGTTCTGGCCGTCAATGGTGATGTCTTTGTTATCGACCTCAAGCTGTTTCTGCTTCAGTCCAAGATCAACGCGGTCGTTCTGGGCCGCCATGAGCGCAGCCTGAGCATTCATCATGTCAGCCGGGTTCTGCGCATCCGGTCCCTTCTGGGCCTCTGCCATCGTCTTCTGGGCCTGTGCCTGCTTCAGGGCGGCGTCGGACTGGGTCTTGAGCGTATCGTTCGCCATCTTGTTCTTCTGGACTTCCATGCCCAGCATGGACGCCATCGTCTGCGGCGACATCTCCCCGGTGTCCTTCTTGACGAACTCATCCGGGTTGTAGCCAATCGTGCGCAGAGCCTGACGGTTAACCGCCTGAAGGTCGTACATATCCGGTGCGGACTGGGCCAACTGGATCAGGGCCATCGTCTTCATCATGCGCTGGGTATGGCTGGCAGTGTTCGGGTCAGCCTGCGGCACCAGATAATAGTTATCCAGAGCCTGACGGAAGGTCTGTTCATCCCACGGATAAGACGGCGCGTTGTTGCGCTGCCAGAAGCTCTCCGGGTTGTCTGCAAAACAACGCTTCAGAAGCTGGAACTCTTCCGCCTGAGCGGAATGCAGGCGCTTGTGTACCGAATTGAGTACCTTGGTAGCCTGATCAATCACCGCCAGTGTGGTGCCTACGGGCGCGTCCTGACGGCCTTCGCCAACGGCAAGCTCAGATGTGCCGCCCACGCGCTGGCCGTACTCAGCGATGTTCTGGGCAAGCGTCATAAGCGCGCCAGACGGCTCTTTGTAGGGCAGCGGCATGATGGCATCGCTGATCTTCATGCCGTTCCTCTTGCCGGTTGCAGAGCCGCCGGGAGGTACGCGGAAGATGTTTGTGTTCCGGCGCGCGCCCT